TAGAAGAAGCAAAAAAAGAATTAAAATTAAGATTTAAAGACAGTAAGGTGACAGGTATAAAAAGTGAGTAAAGCATTTTGCATAGGCAATGGTGAAAGTAGAAAAGGTTTTGATTTAGAACAGTTAAGACCTCATGGTAAGATATATGGTTGTAATGCTTTGTATCGAGACTTTACACCTGATGTGCTTGTTGCAGTAGACCATGGCATATGTCATGAGATATACAATAGTGGTTATTGTCAAAAGAATGAGGCATGGTTTAGAGACTGGACAAAAGTTCCTGCTATGCATTATGAAATGATGATATACGGTGCAGTAGATAAAATAACAAGAGATGAAATAAAAGATTATTATGATAAACATATTGAAAACGAAAGAACAAATGCTGAAGAATTTGTATTTCATGGTTCTAACTTATCAGGTCTTGCAAACATTATTAAGAGTGGCAAGGCACATGGTAAAACAAAAGAAATAATACAACAACAGATTAATCATTCATCAATCAATGTCAGTTGGATTAATCAACCAGATTACTCAAACAACATAACAGACTTGATAGAAAACTATAAGAAAGATTTAGGGTGGGCAGCCGGTGCTACGAGTGGTAGAATTGCAGTAGAACAAATAAAAGATTTAAAAGAGGTTTATTTAATAGGTCATGATTTAGAAAGTTATAATCACCTAGTAAATAATATATACAAAGGTACAGACCATTATGTTGCAGAACAAAATGGTAAAACACCATCAGAAAACTGGAAAATACAATGGGGTGCTTTGTTTACAGAATATAAAGACATACAGTTTTATAAAGTAAATGAAAAACCTGTAGGTACTAGCGACCCTATAAATTGTGTAGTAGACTTATGGGTAAATAATAAAAATGTTGAATATATTACATACTCAACCATGCTTGACAAACTTAAATAAATGTTATATAATGGTCATCAAACTATTATAAATAGTTATGTAGCATTGCTACAATACGAAAATACGAACAATACAATAATACGGAGGATAATATGGACTTTGAAGCATTAAAAACATCATCTAGTGGTTTTGACAAACTAACTAAGGCACTAGAAGAAAACCTCAATCCTGAGGATTCAAAAAAACAAAACAAATACCAAGATGAAAGACTGTGGAAACCAGAACTTGATAAAACAGGTAATGGGTATGCAGTATTAAGATTCTTGCCAGCAACATCAGGTGAAGATATGCCATGGGTTAGATTATGGTCTCATGCATTTCAAGGACCAGGTGGTTGGTATATTGAAAATAGTTTAACTACACTAGGTCATAAAGACCCTGTTAGTGAAGAAAACACTAGACTATGGAATACAGGTGTTGAATCTGATAAAGGCATTGCTAGAAATCGTAAGAGAAAATTATCTTACTATTCAAATGTGCTTATTGTATCAGACCCAGCACATCCTGAAAATGAAGGACAAGTAAAACTGTTCAAGTTTGGTAAAAAAATATTTGATAAGATAACAGAGGCAATGCAACCAGAGTTTGATGATGAAACACCTATAAACCCATTTGATTTCTGGAAAGGTGCAAACTTCAAACTGAAAATTAGAAAGGTTGATGGTTTCTGGAATTATGATAAATCTGAATTTGAGGGTGTTTCTGCTATCGCTGATAATGATGACAGTATCAAGGCGATATGGGAGAAACAATATCCTCTAAAACCATTCTTGGATGCCAGTAATTTTAAATCGTATGAGGAACTCAAAGAGAAACTGAATCGAGTAATTACCGGTACCAAGTCTACCGACACAGTAGAAAATGTAGACCTCCCATCCACATCTACTGGTACGGTTCAAAGTAAAGATAGCGCCTCTACGGCTTCTGCTAGTGATAGTGATGATACACTAGATTATTTTAGTAAATTAGCAGAAGAATAAGAGGTATCTCTCTCCGCTATCGTAAACTTTAGGGCATATCTAGTAATAGGTATGCCCTTTTTAGTATAAATAGTATCATGGCAAGTATATTTGACAAGATTAGTGATAAAGCAGGTGATACTAGAAAATCATCTACATGGTATAGAAATGCAGTAGCGAGTATTGCTGATACTGTAACTGCTAGAAAGTTATATAATCAAGGTAAGATTAATCAAAGACCTTCTTTAGGCAGATTAAATTTGTTTTTCTATGACCCAAAGTTTAAAGAAACATTACCTTATTATGATACTTTCCCTCTTGTATTGCCATTAGAAGGATTTAGAGGTGGGTTTTTAGGTATGAACTTTCATTATCTATCGCCAGTAATTAGATTTAGATTATTAAATCAATTGCAAAGATTTGCTACTAATAGTAAATTTGATAGTACAACAAGATTAGATGTAAGTTATCAAAGAGTAGGTGGTCTTGCAAGAGTAAAATCAACAATAAAAAGATATTTGTACAGACAAGTAAGGTCAGGTTTTATGAGAGTAGATTTACAAGACGCCCCAACGGCAGTATATCTACCTGTACAACAGTTTAAAAAGAGAAGTGCAAGTTATGTTTACGGACAAAGTAGAGGATAAAAATGGCAATATTTAGAGGCGGAGTAAAAATATTTGGTTCAGATGTTAGACTTGGTTTAAGGAGAGACAGGTCATTAGATAACATTTTACTAGACCCAAGATTTCGAGATATAGAAGGTGGGCAACAACCTGATAATCCTAATTTAATTTCAACAAAGGCAGCTTTGATAAATCAAATGTTATCATACATTATGCAAGGAGAAGGACTAGCAAGAACAGGTAGATTCTATGCTTCATTTCAATTACCTACTGGTTCAGAGGGACCATTAAGTGGTCTATATGCAGGTGGTGAAGAAAAAAGAGGATTTGCAACAGAAGAAATTAATAATCAAATACAACTTGACAATGGTAGGAGAGTAAATGCATTTTGTAGAAGTATTGCAATGCCTGATAGAACTATGACTACAACACCTGTAATAACAGGACCAGGTGCCCCTAGACATTTTGTTACAGACCATACATATGGTGATTTAACAGCAACATTTTATGCAGACAAATATTTAAGAGAAAGACAATATTTTGAATTATGGCAAAAGTCTGCTTTTAACAGTATATCTAATAACTATGAATTTTATGATAACTATACATCAGATGTAGATTTATTTAATCTAGGACAATTTGCTAACTCAGCAGGTTCATCAGAAGACCCAGCAGCCAGAGATGATTTAACACATGGTGTAAAACTATATGACTGTTACCCTACAAGCATAGGGTCACCAGCGTTATCATATGATAATAATAATGTTGTAACTTTTGATGTAACATTTAAATATAGATATTGGCAAAACTATTTTATAACAAAGACTGCTGATGTTGCATTAGGTGATGAGGGTTTTGATAAAACAATTGCAGGTGAACCAGGAAGATTAAATGCAGGCGGTGGTCTATTAGGTGGACTACTAAGTATATTACCACCTGAACTAAGAAGAGCAGGACAAGGTTTACTAGGAGATTTAAAACGAAGAATACCAATAGGAGATTTAACAGGCGGAAGAGTATTTCCACCATTTTTTTAATAATTAAGTGAGGATATTATGGCATTACCAAAGATAGAAGTACCAACTTATGAGATGACTTTACCTTCTAGAGATGAAAAGATAGGGTTTAGACCATTCACAGTAAAAGAAGAAAAGATATTAATGATTGCAAGTGAATCTGAAAAGAAAGATGAGATTTTTAATGCAGTAACAAATATGATTAATGCTTGTACATTTAATAAATTAGATGTAAAGAAGTTACCTTTATTTGACATAGAATATATTTTTCTACAAATAAGAAGTAAGTCAGTAGGTGAGATTGCAAAATTTAGAGTAGTATGTCCTGATGACATGGAGACATATGCTGATGTAGAGGTAGATATTAGTAAGGTTGAGGTACAAGTAGATGACAGCCATACAAATAGAGTTATGTTAGATGAATCAAGAAACTTAGGTGTTGTTTTTGCATATCCTACAATGGGTGTAACACAGGTTACAAATGATATAACAAACGCTAAAACAGAAGAAATATTTGAAATAATATATTCATGCGTTGACCATATATTTGAGGGAGAAAAGATATACCCAGGCAAAGATACAAGCAGAGATGAGATGGTTGAGTTTTTTGATAGTATAAGTCAAGAAAGTTTGGTAAGTATTAGAAAGTTTTTTGATACTATGCCACAATTGAAACATGTCATGGAGGTTGAGAACCCTAAAACAAAAGTGGTGAGTACGGTAACCTTTAGAGGGTTATCTGATTTTTTTCCATATGCCTCTCCCACAATAACCTAGAGGCGTATTTTGAAACGAATTTTGCACTTATGCAACATCATAAATATAATATAACAGAGATTGAAAATATGATACCATGGGAACGAGATATATATGTTGATATGTTAATCAACTATATCAAAGAAGAAAATGATAAGAGAAAGAGAGAACAGGAGAAGATGAAATGATACCAATGGAACTTTTAAGTATGGGTGCCTCAACTGTCCTTGGTGGTATTTTATCCATCATGGCACAAAAAGGTAAAGATGAGGCAGAAAAACAAAAAATGCTAATGCAAAGAGCTGGTTTTCAAGCAGAACAGTTTGATAAGGCAAGAGCAGTAGCAGACCCATTTACAAAAAATACTAGGAGATGGATTGCTTTAATGTGCGTATTTGCAATTATAGTTTTACCTAAATTAGTATTCTTAATATCACCAGATACACCTATCTATGTAGGTTATACAGAAGCAACTTCAGTAGGTTGGTGGATATTTGCAAGTAGTAGTGAAATGACTACATGGAAACCTTTAGGTGGGTTAGTTATAACACCACT